CTCAGCCAAAAATATCAAATCGTCTGTCCATTCTTCGTTCCAAGACTCTTGCAATCCATAAGCTATGAATCGTAACTGTCTTTCTTTGAACTCCTCAGTAGACTTTAGGTTGAGTGCGCCTGCAGCATAATTGCGAGCGTTTTTTATTGTCTTAGGAGCAACTACTTCTCCAGTAACTTGGACTATGTTCCTAGTACCTATCATATCAAAATCAAGATATTGTGGAACAAGAGTCTCAATATGGCTTGTAATATCCAAGCCTTTCTTACCGTCGCCTCGTGTTAAGGCACGAAGAAACTGCCCTTCGACATATAATAATGAAACAGCAGCGCCGTCCAGTTTAGGACTTACAATTACAGTACCCTTGTACTTGTTAAACGGGTCTTTGGTACTAGCTTCATTAGAGAAAACTTTTTGTAAGGAATACATTTGATACATATGAGGTACTCGGTTATCACTACTTGAAGTTCCTACTTCTTCGTAGCCCGCTACCTCAGAAAGTCTATCAAAAGCTGTGTCCGACATGGTAGGGTTTCCATTATAATAGTCGGTTGATGCTTGTTGTAATACTTCTTTTAAATTTTCCATTTATATATTATACTATTTTTTTGAAGCAGTGTCAAGAACTATTTTCAGGGTAGGTAAATCTTATCTAGTATATCTTTGAAGTGTTCTTCTAAAATATTCTTTGCCTCGGCAAGTGAGATAATCTCTACCAGTCCTTCAAATAATCCTCTAGAATTATTGAAATCCAGCTTCATTGCTACCCCATCTTTGGAAGGCTTGAAATCGCCATCAAAGTCGAGGTAATATTTTCTTAGATGTAAATACTCCACATCACGAAAGGTATTGATAGTAAGTCTAATCTGTTCTGTTGCTGTTTCGTTTTCAGAAATAATCTTTTCATATATCTCTGGTGCGTCATGTAAATTCATCGCTTGTTCCTCAGTATTGAACTAAGGGGTTGGATATTAGTTACATTTTTAGGTAATAACAGACGATAAGAGTCTGTATCCCAACAAAACAGAAGAACCGAATCCGCAGTTTCTTTGGCTCGGTTCTTTTTACTTTGTATATACTTATTATCAAAATCTAATGTACAAACATTGTACTTTAGTTTTCGTGAGTTAGTACTTCGGTATGTGATAATTGCGTCTCCACAATTTTTCACTTGACTTATAAAGTCTTGCTTTTTCACTATAATACTCCATTACTATTAAGAAAACTCTTTCTCTTTAGTAATGGTTAGTATTATATTAGCGTAAAGCCCATATTAGTACTATAAATACTAATACTAGTAATATCTGCTCAGTAGTCATTAGTTATTGATTGCGTTGATAACACCTGTAAAGTATACTGATGCTTTGCCTGTCAATTTGTCAATGATGTCGTCATCAATGTTTTGACCTGCGTCACTCAATGCATCTTTCAATGTTTGAGCTGCGTCAGCTTTACTTACTCTAGTACTAGCGCCACCTGAGGCTTTTGCTGTACCAGATGCAGGGGCTTTCTTAACATACACGCCAGCTTTAGTAAGAATCATTCTGACTCCGTTAGGGCTTTCGCCTAACTCCTCAGCTATGTCCTTAACAATCTCCATTGAAGTCTCTGGAGTTGCTTCTGCGTCTGTGTACATTTCAACGGCTTGAGCTTTGGATTCGTCTGTCCATGCCATGCGTCTTCTCCTTGTTGTACCTCGATAGCCAGGGCATGTGCCGAGTCTGTCGAGTTGTTGTTGATAAAATCTATCTCCCATATATTAATATTATACAGAAAAATAGACGCCAAGTCAAGAACTATATTTTAGTTCCTTACCATTTAAGACCACTAACGTAGTCTAATTTTTCCTGTGCATGAACAGCTAATTCGACCTGCTCATTTACTGCACCTATTATATCTGGATGCTCTCCTATACCTACAGGGTGTAGTAGATACACAGATATGTTTGCTTCTGCTTGAGCTACGTCTCCTTTGTATTTGGCTATTAGAGCATCTCTTATTCTTTGGTTCATTTCTTTTTTCCTAAAATTCCGTTTACATAGGCTATTACCCATTTTCTTCTTGCTTCTTCAAGAAAGGTTACTTGCCATATAAACGGAGTCATGACAAACATCCCTAGTGCATACACTATAAAATGCATGACTTTATATTTTATTATGTAGTGTCCTTCGGGTTCTTTTCCAATCATACGCATACTAACAGAGTATGTTCTCCACATTAGCATGCACCATGTACTTAACCATATGGACACTATTATCGTCCATGGTTCCATGCGTTTCTCCTATATTACTACGCCGTACTTTTCTAGATGCTTTAGACTTCCTAAGTCGTAAGCTATTGAGTGAGCATTGAACCCACCTGTTTTTTGAAAGCCAAAGTAAAGACTATCAAAATCTGTTAACTCTATAACATAAATGTGGTAGCACTCTGCCCCATACTTATCCATATAGTTTGTTTGTGTGGTGTTAGGCATTACCTTTTTAACTATAGCTGGTAAGTCATGTCTTGCACACCAAACTGTCTCGCCTGGCTCAAAACTTTCACTTACGCACTCTTCTGGCAAGAAACCTATCTTGTGGTTACTGCCTTGTTCAGTTTTAGGTCTTTTCTCTGGTATTCCTACTCTACTAATTATATTTTTTACAAAGGTTGAGCTACGATACATAGACTTTGCAATCTCTGATACAGGGGTTTCATTTAAGTACCACTCTATAACTTGCTTTATCTCAGCGTCTGTAGCTTTCGTTCCTTTTAACTGTGATTTCCGTACTGCTCTAAATCGCATAGTCTCATCATGCTCTGCCAGAATCTTACTAAGTCTTGTAGTATTATAACTAATGTTTAGCATTTCGCAGGCTTCCTTCTTTGTAATAGGATTACTGCCCATAAGAGCTTCTTGTACTCTTGCTAAGTTCTCATCATCCAACTTTTCTGTTTTCTTTGCTCGTACTCCACGTGCCGCCATTAGTCAGCTCCTTCTTGCATATGGTCTTCAAAACATCTATGTTCTTTCTTTTCGTGTTTGTGCATCTCTCCTAAAAGTATTACAGCATAATGTATAATCTTATATAAGTCTTTTTCATTCCTACCTTCTTTTTTTCCGAAACGCTGGGCATACTTGATTATATTCCCAATACAAAAACCTTCTCCATGACCTGCATCAAAAGTAACTTCTGTTGTTTGTATGTCTCCAGAGCCATAATGTTGTTCATATGTTTTGGCTATATACAACTTTAGTTTAGCTAAAATTATATCTTCATTAAATTTATTTTCCATCTAATCTATTCCTTAGTCTGCCTGTAATATCATGATACCAGTCGGTTGACATTACATAAGTTATAACAAAAAACCAAAATGCTAGTGAGAATGCATACTTAAACACATAAAAGGGTAACATAAGGATTGTTTCTATCGTTTCCATTATGAGTTTATCCTCAACACCCAGTTCTCTGCGGCATCTTCTGCCCACTGTTCGCTGTGTCCTGCATGGATAACATCTTTGTCCCATACGTTACCCGATTGTGTTATTGTGTACTGTCTAGTTACCCAAGTTCCGTCAAGGTCTTTCCAAACTTCGCACATTCTATCTTTGTGTGAATACGTATGATATAGCTCATCTAATACATTTATCACTAGATGTCTCCTTCTTTTCGTACTTCACTACGCACTGCTTCAAACCCATTGGGATACCTACTCTCTAATTTTCTAATATTTTCTTCCATTACTTGCTGAGGTGTGTATCCAAGTGCTCTGCAGCCTTGCACCCAATACCATAGAACATCTCCTAACTCACGCATGAGATGGAAACGTTCTGCTT